GTAGGAGCGTGAGTTGCCTCTACAATACCTAATTTAGATTCAATGTGATTTTGATCTTCTAGTTTAATTGGAAACGTATATCCAGGTCTTTTAAGTTGATCTTTATCTTGAGCTTTATCTTTTTCTTGAAATATTTTATCCCAGTCTAATGATTTCATTGGATAAGGACATGCTATAACATCTTTGTCTGCTTTTAACATTGTCTCAATAGTTTGAAAACTAAAGTCTATATCTGAATCAATGAACAATAAATGTGTATAACCATCTTCATGATTTAACATTTCAGCCACGCATAGATTTCTACCTTGTGTTACTAAAGAAGATTTCATAATAGTAAAACTAACTAATATTTTTCTAAGCATACAATCTTGTTGAAACTTTAACACTGCTTGACAATAGTGCATTGAAACATCACTATGCACTGGAGTACATACCATTATTTTATATGGCGATTTACTTTCTGGTTGAGGATCCGATAAATCTATTACCTCAGTTTTTGTATTGGATTGCTGAATGGTTTGATAAGTATCTTCATTGAACCAGATAGGTTTATTCGGATTTTGCACTAATTACTCCTTTTAAAAATGTAGTCCACTGCATAGCTATTTTGTTCCAGTTATAATAAATATGCGTGTATCTAGATTGTGAATCTAAATGATCCTGTATTTGTTTGTGATCTAACGTATACGAAGCCTGTTCTATACCAAAGCCAAACTTTTGTGCTAATGCTCTGTGATTAGAATCATATGGTATGTACATTGGAAACTCTGCACCTGTTTCATACAAAGCACCTAAGTCATCGACGATGCAATATAAACCTGCTGCCATACACTCAAGCAGAGATATACAAGACGTTTCTTCAAAGATACTAGGATAAACATACATATGATAATTTTTTAAATTATCTTTTATGTACTGATTAGATTTGTAGCCAATGTAATTTACATTAGGTAATTTTTTTGCTTGCTCGTAAAGTTCTCTATACTCATGATCGTTTTGATCATAAAATTGTTTACCATAAACTTCTGTAGATGAATATACATCTAAAGTGACCAAAGGATTTTTTACCAATTGCATTGCACCCAATAACACAGACAAACCACGCCAAGGTGTGTTTTGATGTATTATTTTTATAGGCTGACCTTTTTGGTATGGTTTAGCTTGTTCTATCTTATCAATACCATTTTTAATAACTACAGATCTATTTGTAGGTATATTAAAATTGTATCTAAATTTTTCATATGTCCAATGTGAATTAAAAACATACCAATCATATTTATTATGATTAGCAGGGTTGGTAAACCAAGGAGCTAAATTAGGTTGATCATAAGAATTTTTTTGCCAAAGTATATTTGGTTTAGTTGGATGCAAAGGTATTTTTTCTGGGACCGAAGTACAAATTTGTACTTGATCTAATAATTTATTATCGACATGTTTTCTTAAATAGTCAAATTGTAATTCTGTTCCGCCTTTAGGATCTTGGTTTCTTATTTTCATTCAGCACTTTCTGGAAGATTTCTAAACCTTTATTAGTTACCTGCACGGTCACATCTTTCACAATATCAGGTCCTTCTTTCTTCTCTTTATATGTTTCACCAGTTTTTGTATTTCTATATGTTGTTATAGTTGTACATTCTATTCTTGGTAACTCATCATGAGTGTGTGGAATATCTCCACCTTCATGAGAATGAGTAACACCATTTTCATGTGTGTGTTCTATTTTTTTATCCATTTTCATTCCTTCTGTCTATTAAAGCATAGCTTATTAGGCCTTGTATTTTATTACTGCCTGTAGCTGCTTGTATAGTTATAGCATCGCCTTCTTCTAAATTCAACCCTTGAGGTGAGGCATTTACCTGAGATTTAGCAGCTACCTCGTCTCTAAAAAATTCATACTCAGTGCTTGAATCCGATGAGTCTACAAAATTCATGTTTACTAAAATACCTGATGAAGCATCGTTGTTTGCACAATATATGCTTTTAATTATAATTGTTCCATTACTAGGACAAGTAAGTATAGTATCTTTGCTTGTACCAGATTGTTTAAAACCTTGATTTTTATAAAATATACTCACGATAAAAAGTAATTAAAAGCGTCTTGTTCGTTTTTTAAATCTTGTTGAAAAGAAAAATTTAATTGATTTTGTAATGTAGTTAAAGACTCTAGTATCTGTCTTTGATTTTCTACATCATATTCTTGTTTTGGTTCGGGTATGTAGTTTGTCACTTTAGCCATTATCTACCTCTTGCAAAACTTCTACCAGCTTCTTCATAACTAGGAGCACTTCTACTAGGTCTAGAAGGAGCTGAACTTCTATCTCCTCTACCTCTATCTGTAATACCAGATCTATCTCTATTAAAGTCTCCACGATCAATTGCTCTTTGAAGATCTCTTGCTTCTGTCATTGTTCTTCTTCTAGCTCTTTCTCTACCTTCAAAGCCTCCATATTTTCTCATATCTAAAAAGTCCATTAAATTTTTAGATCTACCAAAATCAGATTGTTGTATTCTTTGATTTAATCCAGATAATGATTCTAAACCACCTCTAATTAAATTAAAAGGTGTAGGAATTCCTTGTAAAAATTCAAATAGTTTAGCAATACCACTTCTAGTTTCTGTAGCTTTATCTACATCCTCTTCATCATCTGGTTCATTAGCAACACCAAAAGAAGTATCAAAACCTAATGACTTAAGAGGTGCTTGACTCATGACGCCTGTATTAAGATAATATGGGTCTTGAAAATTAGTAGAGAATAACCTACGTCTTTTTAGTGCTTCATTAAGTTCTCGTGCTTCATCTATAATATTAGGACTTGTATTTGTAGGAGAAAAATAATTAATATCTTCTGCCATGTCCACCATAGATCTAAATGGAATACCTGGTTCAGATTCTAAAGTATTAGGAAAATAACTAATTGTACCATCAGGATTTGCTACAGGTATAAAATTATTTAATATTGACATTATCTTCTTCCGTCCGGTTGTGCATCTAATCTTAATGTGCCGTATCTCCAGGTTTCACCTGTACCATCATTTTCTATTCTAATAGATACAAGTCTTCCTCGAGCTCGAGTGTCTACTTTATCAGTGGTTTTTGTAATTGTAAAGGGTCCAAGTGGTGAGCTAACAGCCACATCGTCTGGATATGCACTAACTAATAAAGTTACTTTAGCATTACCTTCTTGATATTTAAAATCTGGTATAAAACGTCTTACAGCCATAAAAAATTCACCATCTCCTCTGTAATCTGCAACACCCGTTGCTTGACCCAGAGCACTACGTCTTGATGTTATATCCCAATCTCCTGATCTAATAAATGCAGGGATAGCTGTAGTTGCTGTGCTATTAACTTGGTCGGTGCCTGTTTCATGTTCATAGTAAATACTAGATCCATATTTATTTGTAATTCCTAATATATCAGGAAACACAGGGGTATCTGAATCTCCATAATCTGTAGCATAAGGATTATCAAATACACTTTGATCTTGATATGTTGTTCTATCTAAAGAAGATGTAGTCCAACAATTTTCTGAATAATTATAAGTAACACATCTGTCTATTTGTTCGGATCCAGCTTTTGGATAAAACCAGTTTACCTCAGTGTATAGATTATTAGCCCCTGCAAATATTACATCTGTTGCATTAAAGTTTAATCCTAAATTATCTCCATCAGTGGTAAATACAAAATCTTCTACAAGTGATGGTAATGATTTAACCGTACCATCGAACGCAAAAAATCCACCCTGTGCTCCCATCCAAAATACAGCACCATTTACGAAAGCGGCTGCATGTTGTCCAATACATCCACAATTAGTACCAACTTGTCTAACACTAAATGTAAATGGTGGTCCTACAAACTGAATAACATATGCAGCTAAATCAGTTATAACAAACACGTAGTCTTTACCTTGTATGGCTGCCCTTATTTCATTTCCTGTATCTAATCTAAATGTACCAGCTGTATTGGTTGATGTTGGTGTATAAGTATTTAAATCTTCTTGATTAGAAAATCTTACAAACATTGGATCTTGTGTAGATGGATCACCAATAGTTGTTTCTGTTCCAAAATGAAATAGGTGTCTGTCACGATCTGATACTAATGTAAATCTAGTAGCGGTAGGATTGTTACCGGTTGCAAAACCTGACGTGGTTAATGATGCTCTAATTGTTCTAGGGTTTGATGCACCTGCATTCCATGTAAACGTTCTACCATCAAATATAGTTGCAACTAATACTTGACCAAAGTTATCAAGACTCCAATTTCCTGGAGCTAGAATTACGTCACTAGTTGCTCTAGCAGTTCCCCATGTAGATGTATTCCAAGTTGATGTACTCCAACCATAACCTGTTGTTTGAGTGGTTGGCCCTACTTCAACATAAGGATTTACGGTTACCGCTCCTGCAGCAGTCATACCTGTGCCACCTTCATTTCTTGAAGCCTGAACGGTAAATTTATCTATATCAGGGGTGGTTAATATTTCATAAGATTGCTCTAATTCTGCTGCTGTAAAATCAGATGCACCTGTAACCGTGACTCCAGAAAGAGTTACGTATCGTCCAACTGCTAATCCATGCGATCCTTTATTTATAGTTACAACATTAGATCCATTAGTAGTTGTTAAAGTGCCTCCAGTGATAGCTGTATCTAAAGGCGTGATGTCATAAAAATCATTACCATAGTATAAAAATAAACCTTGTGATGTGCCTATGGCAGCATACTTCTCACCAGCAAAACTTGAAAATGCAACTTGTGCTCTGGCTGCTCCAGGTAAAGTTTTATTAGCAGCGGTTAATTGTAACCACCCGCCTATTTTTTCAGGCATACCATATCTAAATCTTACAAAATCGCCATCAGTCCATTGACCTTCTGCTCCTGATTCCGTATCTTGTTTATTAAACCCTGCCTTAAATCTTAATTTCTGTAGCATATAAAGGGTTATATAATACTTATTAGAAATATAAAAGCATGAAATTATTTCACTTCATGAATACTTGCACTGATATTCTAGGCATTATAGGGGTCAATACAGGATTAACTTTGTGTTTAAAAGGTGATTTAACTATAACTAATGAGTTTCCAACAGGTGGTATAAATCCATGAGCTACATTATCTGCAAACATAAATTCACCACCAAAATTATGATTCCATCTTCTATTTATGTAATAGGTTGCACCATACTTCCATAGACCATCATCGTGCCAATTAATGCCTGAGCTTTTTTTCATGTAATGCACTATTGAATGAGTTTTTACTATATTATGAATTTGAGAATAAGGATTTAATTTAATTAAAGTTAAAAGTCTTTCAAAAGGTTCATACTCACTTATCTGACGTCTTAATGGTGCCTCAACATTTTTTAATAAATATTCAGGGTATATACCTTTTGAAGAATGTAGTTTTAATTTTTGTCGTTGTTTTATAATAGCATGATGCAATTCTTTATAAAATTTAACGTCTAAAAAATCTTGAATCCACCATAATTTACCAGGTATTGAATATGTTAATTTCATGCGTGCAAAAAACAATTAATTGAATATCTAACACCTTTAGTAATAGGTTCTGTGCCATGAATCCAAATAGGCTCTGCCGGAAATATTAAGGCATCACCAGTCTTAAATGATATTTTTTCTTGTCCATTAAAAAATCTAAACTCACCACCCTCGTAGTCCTCATTTAAATTTAAAGTACAAGAGGCTCTAATAGAACCTGCAACATCTATATGATCTTTTATTGATTGTCCTTTTTCATATTTTAAAATACGAATATTATACGAGTCAGATATTACATTCATATCATAAGTAGGACAAATTTCTTTTTGTATGTATATGGTATAATTTGTTATCATTAATTTAATATACATTTTAGCTAAGTTTAAAGGTCTTGAAAAATTTTTATCTTTTTCATAAAGTTTTGTTAAATTAATACAATTGTAATTATCACGAGTAATTGATTTAATTTGATGTTTATAACTAGCCTCTGTTTCAGCATGCTCAGTATTTTTTTCGTAAAAGTCAATAAAGTATTTACAAATGTCAACAGGAACTAATTTATCTATACGAAATTTTAAATCTGATATTTTATGTTTCATTTTTTACTAGATTTAACTTTATATTTTAAACCATCAGTTGGATTAAATTTATAGTTTTTTTCTAATACACTTTGAAATGTTTGTAGATTTTTTATTATTGAACTTGGTAAACATTGTAGAAAACAATTTGTGCTATACCTTACACCTTTTTTAATAGGTTTAACTTCATGAACCCAGAAATAATCTGCAGGCCAAATTAAAGCGTCCCCTCTTTTAAGTTTTATTATTTTTTTATTTTTAAAAAAACCAAACTCACCACCTTCATAATCGTCATTTAAATTAAAAGAACAAGAACCATAAACATAAGGATCATGATCAGTGTGGGGGTGAATTTTAGCACCCTTTTTATATTTCATTAATCTTAATTTGTGTGAATACAATAATGATTTTTTTCTTAACACATGAAACATGTTAAATTTATCAGTATGTTTGTGATAAAGATTTATCATTTCTTCTATTTTTTTTGAAATAAATTTATGTTCTTTGTCACCATATTCTACATCAATAACATCAAAGCTAGACATTGTGTCAATACCCGTAGTGGCTTCGGGGCAGTGTTCTAATGCACTTCTAGCCTTATGCTTTTCGTAATAATTGATCAAATAATCGCACTCTTTTTTAGATAAAAAATTACGCTTGAGTAAAATTAAATTTGTAATGTCGAATTTCATTCTTAATAAACTTGATATATAATCTACTATATGTTACAAAAATTAAATTTCAAGCATAGAAAGAAGGTATTATTTTGAATACAAAAAAAGACTCAAAAGAAAAAACGTTTAATATAACTAATTTCATAGCTGTTTATGATAATTACATTACAAAAGAAGAATGTAATAATGCAATTCAATTATTTGAAAACGAAACTAAATTTAACCGAACCGTCAACAGATCTGTTTTTGAAGGTGCTAAATTAACACAAAAACAAGACCTACAATTTTTTGCAAACGCTAATAATATAAATACATGGTGGGAAGATGTAAAAGGTTTAAAATTAAATTATGAAATTGCTTTAAAACATTATCTAGATAATACAGGAGCAGGTGATCATTATGGTGAGCTAAGTTATACAACTTTTAAAATTCAAAAAACTTTACCTACAGAAGGATATCACACTTGGCACATTGAACATATGCCAGGTTTTCATTATTCATCAAGGGCTTTAGTTTTTACCATTTATTTAAATGATGTAGAAGAGGGTGGCGAAACAGAATTTTTACATCAATCAGTTAGAGTAAAACCAAAAACAGGTAGAATTGTTATCTGGCCTGCAGGTTTTCCTTACGTACATAGAGGTAATCCACCTTTATCTGGAGAAAAATATATTCTAACTTCTTGGATGCTGTTAGATCAATAGTGAATATAAAAGATAAAATTATAGTAAAAGACAATTTTTTTAAATTAGAAACTTTAAACGCTATAAAAAATGAATTGTCTAATACGCATTTTACTAATAGATACCACGATTTAAAAAATACAATATATCAAAAAGTATATTTTCATCAAGAAATTAACTCTACACATTTTGCAGTGAAAGAGATGCATGAAAATCTAAAAGAGTTTAATCTAACATATGATTTAGAAAAGACTGAATCATCTTACTGGTTAAGCTCTAAACACAAAGATCCTACACCTCATAATGATGTCAATGATATTAATTGTTTAGTATATTTAAAAGGTGCACATCTTATTAACAGCGGCACAGGATTTTATGATAAAATTGAAAATGACTTTGTATTAAACACTCATATTGGATTTAAAGAAAATAGAGCTATTATTTTTGATTCTAAAATATATCACTCTTCATTACAATTTAATGAAGATTCTGGATTAAGATATGTAATGGTTAATTTTCTTTGGATTAAGAAGAAGAATAAGACGTAGGTCTTCCACCTTTTCTAGCTATTTGATCAGCTTCGCTTTCAACTATTTCATTACCTTCAGCATCTTGAGTTGTTAAAACATCGTTGTCCCAATCAGCTTGTAATTGTTTTAAGTGAGCTGCATCCCATTTATCAATAAATTGTTGGAAATCACCTAAGTTAGCTTCTTCCCAAGTACAATGTGGAGTACCATCTCTATGCTCGATAGTATCGCTAGGTGCAAATGTTCCATACTGAACAGCCCAGATGTTTGAAAACTTACTTTGATTCCAAAAAGCATCATCATCTAAAATTTTATATGCAGTGGAAAAACCTCTCGCATCTACAACGTTGTGATTTATAATTTTTTTGTCTTCCATCACTACCGTCCATTTTGAATTTGTTGCCATATTATCTCCTACGTTTTAATTATGTATATCACCGCTAAATAAGGTTGTAATACAGAAGTTGCGTCTCCAGTAAATGTTGCACTCATATTATGTGAGTGACCTGTACCAGAACCTGTTGATCCTGATGATGTTGTAGATTGACATACAGGACCTCCACCAGGACCAGCAAGGTTACCTGGGTTAAAGTTAGTAGCAGCTCCGCTGTGTGTGTGAGAAGCAAGTTGTGCTTCTGACAAAGTTGCGTTAGCTGTTGAACCTCCAACGTTTCCAGTTGAAGCAACCGTGTTTGCTCCACCAGTTGAAGCTAAAGCTTTAGTTCCAGATTTTCCAACTGCTACGTTATCTTGTAAGTTAGGTACATTAAAAGTTGATGCTCCATCTCCAGCTCCGTAAGTTGTACCTACGATGGCAAATAATGCAGAGTAAGTTGATCTTGAAACTGCTGCTCCGTCACATTCTAAGAAACCTGATGGCACTGAAGAAGAAGACCACGGCACAATAGTTGCTGTAGGAATTCCCTCGATACCTGTAAGGTTTGCTCCATCGAAATCGTATTTTGTTGCTTCGTAATTTGACATATTATTTCTCCGTGTAAGTCCATCCTGTTGTAGCGTCGCCTGAGAATACTAATCCAAAAGCTGCGCCTTGCGTATTGACCGTAAGGTCAGATGCTGCGTTAGCTATATTAGACCCATTTCTTCCAACCGTCAATGCATTACTATTAAAATCGTAACCTTGATCGACAAAATGCACTTCATCGCCAAGAGAAGGTGATGCAGGTAGTGTTATTGTTACTCCTCCACCATTTGTGTTTACTAAAAGTTGAGCTCCAGCTTGAACCGTTTCAGCCGCAGATACTGCTCTCCATTTTCTGTATTCATTTACTTTTTCGATATTAGTTCCATCAGAATATAATGTGTAACAATTACCTTCACATAAAAGAACACCTGTTCCTGAAGAAGTTTTAAAAGTTAAAGTATTTCCAGCATGATCACATGCATCTTGCACAAAATAAGTTTTTTCTATTCCATCTGGAATAGAAACCGTTCTGTTAGCTGCTAATGTTCCTGTTAGTTTGATAACATCATTTTTACCATTAGAGAGTGCACCATTAGAAAATGTTAGTGATCTGTTAGCGTTAGTTAAATTGAAAGTAGTAAAGCCACCAATAGCTTGTTCTAAAATTAATAAGTTAGTATTTGTAATTTGACCCCAAGTTCCCGAGTTTTCACCGGTTGCTTGGACCGTAAGTTTTAGGTTAGCAGATGTTGAATTAGCCATTTTTTAATTCCTTATTTGTTCATTTTATTAAAAATAAGAGTTTGTGTCAAACTCTTTATGCAGCCACCTCTTGCCATCCTGGAGGTGTAATAGGCGCTGAACCTGTATTAACTTCGTTCCAGATCAAAGCACTACCAGATCCTTGGTTTATAGTCAAGCCTAAACCTGAAACCTGTATATCAACGTGAATATTAATATTAAACGCTGAAGAAAGCCTTGCTACTGCTGGTAATCCTGTAACAGGAACCTCTTGACTAGGGACCGCTGTGACCGTGCCTAATCCAGCTGACATTGCAATTCCTGAAGGAGTTGCACCTGCACCAGCTAAACCTAAAGCGGTACCTAAATTTGCAACCATTGCTTGACCAAGCGCATTTGCATCTGGAGCCGGATCTACATTTCCTAAAGTTGCTTGTGCTACATTTAAAGTATTAAGAGTTAAATTAGCATTTCCAGTCATTCCTAATGTTCCAGCAGCTGCTGTCATTGCTATGCCAGTTACAATTGCTGTTGCAAATTGACCTTCAACGCCCCATGCGTTTACGTTCCATTGTTGTCTACCCCAACCTGTTTGGTTAAATGCTTCTATAGTTCCAACACCCATAGCCATTCCAATACCTGTAGCCATAGCATCAGGACCAGCGTCTGCTGTTCCTACAGCTCCAGTTAATGGAAAACCAGTTGGAAATACTTTTGTTTGAATATCAACTACTACAGAACCGAGAGTAGTAGTAATAAGTTGATTGCTATTTGTAGATGGACCAGTGGTTGTATCAATTATAATATTTTCATTACCTAACGCTCCTGTAAGAGCGTTACCTGTAGCAAGAGCTGTGCCTTGAATACCCCATGAGAAATCACCCCACTTAGCTCTTCCCCAACCGGCATTAATTTCTGCTGTAATTGAAACAGAGTTTAACGACATGGTCATGTCGTCTTCAGGTGTAACAGGAGTTACGATTTGACTAGGATTACCCCAAGATCTTTGGCCCCAAGCATCTCTACCCCAACCTTGCTCGACGGTTGAATCAGTAGATACTAGACCTATTCCGAAAGCCGCAGCTATCCCTGTAGGGATAACGATGTTATCAACGCCCGTTCCCCAAGATCCTGTGTTCCAGGTATTAGTTGACCAACCTGCCATAGGAGTTTACCTCCTACGATTAACCAGAGATCCTTAGAATCGCTGCTGTTGATGTGTTAGCTGGAAACTGAATTGTGAAAACTCCAGATGTAGCTGTTTTATCTGCTCCAAAATCTAAAACACAAACCGCTGCATTTGAAAACGATGTGTTGTAGATTAAAGCCCCTCTAGCAGTGATAGTAACGTTTGTGAACGATCTATCTGAAAAGTCTACTCTTGCTACACCAGCAGTTATTGAAGTTGCTAGATTAACTAACTTTCCACCACCAGATGTATATTGACCAGAGTTTGCAACTTCATTTCCAGTTGTGAAAGAAGTTGTAGCTGAGTTTAGAGTTGCTGAGGAAGTATAAAGAGCTATTTTAAAAACGTCACCACTAGATGCTGTAAAATCGTGATCACCATCTAATAATTGTTTTTTAAAAGAGTTTGCAATTGCTTGTGTTATAGCCATTTTATTTTTCTCCTATTTTCCTATACGAGGAACACCTGATTGATATTCATCTCG